GATACTCTACCTAAGCCTATCATACCACCTTGTTGTGGTTCTAAGCGTGAATAAGGAACATTAAGCGATTGAAGTAATTTCTTTTGGAAATACTTTACGTCCTCTAATTCCCCAAGATTTTGTCCGGCTGGCAGAGTAGTAATCTCTGTTCCCTTCCCGCCCTCGCGGCGTGGTAGCCAGAAGTCTTCCAACATCGAAAGATGTTTGCGATCATCTCTTAGTTCACCAGTGTTAGCATCATAGACCATCTTGTTACGATACTTAATCATAACATCACGTAGATACTGTTCCGCTTTACCTTTAGGTAAGTTACCTACGTCAATGTAGAATACTCGACGTTCTGGTGCTCTTGATATACGATAGATAACAATCGCATCTTCAACCATACGAAGTTGATTAAGAGGCTTGATTGCTTTGTGTAGATAGGAAATAACAAATGTATTCTTTGCATCTGTTAATCCTGAGTTAATATTAATTACTGACTCGGGTGCAATGCGAACACCAGCATTTACTTGTGCAGTATATGTTTGTGTTGATGTACCACGATCATTATACACGTAATATTCGGCAATAGATTTAATAATCATTGCGCCGGTTTTTGCATCACGTTCTTTTGCTATTTCACGTACTTTACGAATCTTACGTGGATCAATGTAACGTAATTCTTTTACGCCTTCTTTAGGATTCTTTTCATCAACAACAACGTGATAGTAGATTCTACCATCAATATACCAACGTTTAAATAAATCGTCAGCAAGATTGTTGAAGTTCAACATAGAGAGAACTGTTTTAAATTCTTCTCTAATTTTTTTTCTAATAGTTTCTGGTTGATTAACATTGTCTGTTATTACATCAACCACTTGTCCATCAAGACTATGTGATATGGCTTCATTGACAATCTCATCAATTGCCATCTCACACTCTGGATGATTAGACATTTCACGATAACGTGTGATTAACTCCAGTTCATTACGTACTGCGCCTTCTAGATCAACGTATGTACCGTAATAAGCATTGGAAGTAATAGTAACTGCGCCATCGTCGAGCGCAGCAGTAGGTAGGGTAAACGTTGGTTGTTCAGGTTTTTGATCCTGAACAATGTCTGGTTTCCCTAACGTGAATCCGAATAATTTAATAGCTATTTTAGGTGCCTCTCATTCTATAAAAATGGAATAGGGGTTTCCCCCTATCCCTCATTAGACAACACCATCGTCAATTGATTCCCACCACTGATACGCAAGAGTTACTGAAAACTCCTCAATCGTATCATTCGAACCCCAATCTAAATCAATTGGAGTAATATCGGTTGGGAAACAACCCACAAATCGATAGTTTTTAATATTGTCACCCTTTTTGCCGAACTGAGTTACGGTTGCATCTACTGAGTATGAACCGACTAGTAAAGCAGCTGGGTTTCTAATATTAGTTGCATGACCATTGATTGCATTCATCCATCTCTCAAACGCATTACGGATTACAAAATCCTCATCGTTGATAACTGTAACTGTCCAATCCGTAAATTGTCTATTCCCTGCAAATTTTAATTCACGACCAAAGTATTGAACTGGCACAGTACCAATTGTAGAACCTGGTAACTGTGCAGTCTTACACATAAATGTTAATTTACTTTGTGCGTTTGCTGGACTAGAAAAAATTGGAAAAGGCATACTAACTTCAAACAGATTCGGACGAGCTCCGTCACCTGCCATTTGAGAGCGGAATTCATTTACTGAAAATGCCATTTAATATCTCCTGTTTATACTTTATTTATTAGACTCTTCCAACAATTTCTTCAAAGCTTACACCAGTACGAACTGCAACAAAGTTCAGACGGATGAAGTTAATTGAACGTGCTGGTTTAATGTAAATATCACCTACAAATTCATTACGATCAATTACTTCAGCAGTGTTATTTGTTTCATCACAAACAACACGGTAGTCTGTAATACCACGACGACCTTTTACATCACGCAGATATGGTTCTACGATAGAAACAAACTGTGCTCTTGTAAATTGATCATTAAATTCAAACAGAGATGAACGAGATGCACGGGAAATTGTCTTTTCTAAAGCAATGAATAAACGGCGAACGTTGATTCTGTCAAATGCTGATGGCTTAGCCAGTAATGTTTTGTCTCCAAACAATACAGTACCTTCTCCAGAGAATGTCACCACTGGATTTACACCTTTAACATATAGATCATCACGTTCTGCTTGTGTTGGATTCCATGCTAACTTAATGCTGTTACGGATTTGACCACGATTGAAACCACCAGGTGAGAACCATGGGTCACGTTCAGCATCAGTACGAGCACATAGGCCTGCGATATCACCGTTTAGTGGTACCCAACGGTATACGTCATTGTATTTGTCGTATTGATACTTCCAACCAGAATCCATTACAACATAAGATGATGATGAAAGTACATCACGGTATGCTAGAATGTCTGTTACTTCATCTCCTGCGTTGTCTACAACGTCAGATTTTTCTGGAGAGATGAACAATACACAATCAGCACGACCTTCAACCATTGCAATCAGTGATGTAACAACTGTTTGATTGCTTGGACCAGAGATTACTAGACCAACATCTACAGAATCAGGATTTTCAAAGTTGTTGTACGCAGAAATAATATCTGAGTTACCGATAGAACCGTCAGCACCACCAGATAATGATGCAGTAAATGGAGAATTAACTGCTGTGAATGTTAATCCAGCAACAGCAGAACCCCAATTTGTACCACCTGGTTGATGACCTGTCCACCAAACATATTTTGATTTGTCATTGACTACGTTTTTGTAATAGTTAGAAGAACCATCAGCAGATTTAGCGTCTGATCCTTTTGATACAAAGCCCCACTTTTCTAATACAGTGTTTGCAGTTCCACTAAATTTGCCATCTTCATCAATAACAATAATGTGAAGTTCATCGTTTGTGCTAGCATTATCTGATGCATAATCAGAAGTTCCTGGAGCAATACCAAAACTATCTGCATACTCCCACTTACGTAGAATTGCTTTACCTGCAACGATACCACCTGTTACAACTGGTGCTCCGATACCGATTGATGTCGCAGAAACGTTTGCAACACGAACGTATGATACACCGTCGTCATAAGAGATTAAATCACCTACAACAAGTCCAGTTGTTGGTGTACCTGTTACATTGATTGTCGTTGCGCCAGCTGATGTAGCATTACATGTTACTGAATTTAGTGCAGTTAAGTTAGATGAGAATGCTGTTGCTGATGGACAGATAGAAATCTTTAGTGAGTTGCCTCGCTCACCAGCATATTTTGCGGTTAAAGGACCGTTAGATGTATTTGCGGTACTATGATTGTTTTCATAATCTGTATTATTTTCAATAAGAATTCCTGCACCATTTGCAGTAGCATTAAATGATGAGGATGTATTTCCTGCACGGACAACACGTAGAGCGTTTGAGTAAGCTAAAAAGTTTGCAGCAGAGAACCAGTATTCATAGTTGCTTGACGTTGGTGTACCAAAACGATCAGCAAGACGAGTTTCATCAGACACAGTAATCACTTCATTGACTGGACCCCACGAAAACGGACCAGCAAAAGCACCAATAGAAGTGCTGGTTGCTGGAATAACGGTAGTCAAATCAACTTCAGATACGCTTACTCCTGCTGAAAGTTGAACAGACTGTGGATTTCGAAATGCCATTGGATTTCTCCTTTAGTTGAGGGATCAAATTTTTCTGTATGGTCTATTTAGTTTTTTATAAACTTGACGCCGGATAACCAAGTTTTTGAAAATCCGTGTACAACCATGTGTCTTTTCCATCATCATAGGTTTCAGGTTGGAGACCGTTGTCTATAATCCCTACTGGTGCCAAATCTTCATCCACAAGCATATTGTTTTCTTGCAACATCATTTTACGTATATCAATATTTGTAGTGTCACGGAAATAAGACTGTGCAGACAACCATGAAAACAGCACTAGTCCCATTACTAGATCATCATTATTACCTTCTTCTGCTTTGTAGGTATCCAAATAACGAGAGAAAGTATTCAGTTCTGCAATTGTCTCAAAGTCATTGACAATCAACTTGTCATTTTCAATTAGAGTTTTTAAGTTCGCACAACCAATCTTTTTGACAGATTTTGTGGTACGGACACCAAAGGATGCGGAACGTTTAAATCCACCAGAAACACTTTGTCCTTTGATGTTGTGATGTTCTACTTTGTAAATATACTCATATTCCAGATCATAATGCATAATATCCACAACTTGTTTACCGATACTATTTGTTTCTATAAGTACATAAGCCTCATTATATTTTTTCGCCAATGAGTAGATGACAGTTGGTAAAAAGAGTAGTGGTATTTTGTTACTGCGATATCGTGCGACTTGTACATACGGTGCTTCCGTTACGTCAATCACATTAATGGTTGAATAGTCATGTTCAACACCTTCTGATGGATCGACTGTGGCAATATACATTCTTCCTGGTTGTGGTCGAACAAAAATATCAAGACCTTCTTCTGACTCAATCGGATTAGAATATGCCAGTGTTTTAAGTTTAGAACCAGAGATTAGAGTTGCAGATGAACCGATAAACTCTGTCTCAAATTCTTGTCGGAACTGTTCTTCCGATGTGTTACGAACCGTTTCTTCTTTCCATGCAGCATCACGACCAGGTACTTGTGACCAGTGTACTTCGATTGGTTTATATAAAGAACGTCCTTCAGTCGCATCTTTCCACATCTTGTAGAATAGATTTAAACCGTTAGGAGTAGAAACGATAATTACTTTAGATGTTTTACCAGATGANNGATGTAAAGAACTCAACTGCCATGTTATGAGGTACGAATGCAAACTCATCAAGGAAGATTAAATTGTAAGTACCACCTCGAACACCTGCTGCTGACGTTGCATACGCATAAATTTTAGAACCGTTCTCTAACTCAATCGAACGTTTGTTCCAGTTTACAATCCCTTGTTGTAACCAGATGGGAAGATATTCGTAGGCTTTTTGTATCTTACCCAAGATATCCTGGGCAAGTTGAAGTTTATTTGCGAGAATACCTGTAACAAATTCTTCATTGAACAATGCACACCACAACATATAACCAACTGTCGTAGTTGTTTTACCGACCTGTCGTGGCATTTTTGCAATAACAAATCTATTTTCATGGAAGTCACGTACCATATCTTCCTGAAAATTCCACATATCAAATGGAACCAGACCATGATCTACGTTGACGATCTTAACATAATTTCTAATAAAATAAACAGGATCCTGAGAACATTTAATTATTTCCTCAACTTGATCTTCTGTATATGATATTTGCACACCCGCCTTTTTCAGGCGAGCATTACCTAAGTATCCGTCATCCATTATTTAAGTAAACTAGTAATCATCCACGCATGTTTCTGATGCTGATCTAATAAATCTTGTAGAAAGTTTCCAATTGCTGGTTCGTTTGCTTCGTCTGCTGCATCTATACCTGCACGAAGATTGGTAATCATTCTATCATTATCAATCTTCAATTCCATAA